CGCTACATCTTGTATCGGGTAGCCGGGGATTAGGCCGAATGCTAATAGCATTCAGCGCCGACAACCTTAAACCTTACAATTTAATCATATGACTAAATCGTCTAAGTCGTCTGGGGATAAACCCAGATCGAAAGGCAAGGTTAGAGCAAAGAAATCAGCACTAACGCGTAGTCAGAAGTGGGTTTTTGAACCCAAATTAAAGAATGAAGCAATAGTGCTCCATTCCATTCTGAATGTTTATCCTGTCTCCTTTTATGAGGAGATAGTAAACAATATACGCGGCTTAGTTACCTCTCTAATTAGAAACCACGGTTTTACCGATGGTCCTAATAGGTATAAGATTATACAAAATTATACCATTGAGTTAATTGAGTACAGAGACCCTGAAAATCCTGGGTGGTTATCCACCTCGGAAGTTCATAGAGTCCCTAGTAAGTTGGGTATAAATTTTATCCAACTTATTGTTAATTACTTTGGTGAAACCGACCCTGCAATGCAGAAGAAGTATTATCAAGTAATTATCACCATTCTCAGTATTCCGAGAATTGTGGAAGGCCTAGTCGACGCAGACTTTAAGTCTGTGACTGATAAAGCCAACTCAATTGAGGAAGCATTCTTAAGTGACTTCTCCACTTATGTGGATAAGAAACTTGAGCATCTAACTTATGATATCCAGAAGGTAAATTTAAGTTCTTATAAAGTTAACTTTAAAAAGAACGGCCCAAATGGGCTACCAAAATTGGAATCAGCAGAAGATGAAGCTGTTTCTCTTATTAAAGATAAGCAGTTATCTAAACCCTTTGCAATTATTTGCCAAGAGCTTAAGATAGCTCATCTTCACTCCTATGTCGAAGCGCTTGCGGCTCAAGTATCCGCTACGCAAGATATAGCTACCAAATCCCAAGAGTCACAAACTTGCTTACGTAAGCTCGTTACCGTTCCTGATTCAGGAATGAAAACGCGTATCGTAGCAATAGTCGATTTTTGGAGCCAACTTGCACTAGAGCCCTTACGGACCCATGTGCAAAAGGTCATTCGGAAATTGTATAATAATACAGACTTCAGAATGAGTCAACAACGTGGCGTTGAAGCCATGGTTGATTTCCAAAAACGATGTATAGCCAAGGAGAAGATAGAAGATCATACTCTGGATATCCAGAAGTTGAAATTCTATGACATCTCCTCTTGGACCGATAGATTCCATCGTGACCTCCAAAAGGTTGTCATGAGAAAATTATTCGGACCCAAGCTAGCCCAAGCATGGGCACAGTTAACTGTGCACTGCTCGTGGCAAGTAGGTACCACTGGACGCACTGTAAAGTACGGACAGGGGCAAGGTATGGGAACCAACGGATCTTTTGACGTTGCTACCCTTACCGACCACCTATACATAAACTTCATGTATGAGGCAATATATAACGATAAGAGTTTTATAAACTCAAATTGTTATGGTAAGGTGGGTGATGATTTATGGATCTATGATCCAGAAGATCGTTACCCAGAAATGTGTAAGAAGATTAATCTTCCTATAAATTTCAGCAAGTCGAAGGTTTTCTGCAAACTTGGCTCTGTGGCCGAGTTTTGTAGTAGAACTTTCATCGATGGAGTAGATACTTCTCGGATTTCTCCTAGAATTATATCACGCTCCACTGATTTCCGCTACTTACCCTTATTGCTAAGTTATTGTTGTTCTCGAGGGATTCAGTTGAACCGAGAGTCCTTCACGTTCCTCGACAATAATGTCAAGGATAGTGAGGAGACGTATTTCGATAAGCTTCAACCTTGGATAATCTCGGTATTTACCGTGTCGTCTGACAATTTCAGTCATCTGACATTAGATTATCTAAGAGCTGGTAATTGGTGTACTGATCTGACCTTAAAGGTCATACAGGACCAAGCCACATTGTATAGAATTCAAACAGCGATATCATTGATATCGTTGGATGAATCGTACCGTGACATCGAAATGCTGACATCCGAGGTTCAAGATGCTGAAGGAGAATTATCAATGGAAGATATATTCGTCCTTACCTTAGGTAAGTACGATCTATTCGACCTAAATTCTCCCATCAGCGCGAAAGCGCTGAGTTGGTATAAAACGGATAATAAAGTCCTGACACCAAAACAAATATTTGTCTTGGGTCGGTTTATTACCCAATCCAAACAAGTCTCAGATAACTTTTACAAGATATATGAGCTTGATCCTTATGACTCCAACTATTTTGTTGAAGCAAAGGAACTACTGGAAGACATTTGCTCCAGATCAAATTTTGATCAGGGAAATGTTAACTATGATCAAACTTCATACATAAGTATGCAGTTTAAGATAGTTAAAGTTCTCCAGCGGATGGATAGTGAGTTTACTCAACTCAACTTGAAACCTGCGGAGGTAGTTACTCTTAGCCGGATAACCGGAGAAGATATACTACAGTCTAAACTTCTGAACCTTACGGAACAAGAAGACCGAGAACGGTTGAGGATTCTTCTCAATTAGTTAAGAAGACCCTTCGGTCTCGTGATTGCTAATATTAGCTGTCATTGGGCCGTCTCTAACCCATCTTCACCCCTATGGGGTGGGG